TACCTGGAGCACCGCCACCTGGTCGTGTAGCTGGTACCCATTGTGTAGATGTACCATCATTAAACAATATATAAAGAGTACAATCAGGATCATTTCTCCACCAAAGTTGACCTGATACTGCTCCAGTCGGAGGATTAGCATCAATCGGCACATTAGCCGCGCCACTAGTGTTGGGAACAACTCCCACCCATACCATACCATCCCATTCATAAACACTCCCATTAGGAGTTATAAATTGATCACCAATATTCGGATTTGGTGGAAAATTAACAGAAGCATAAGCTGAAGGAGCTTGACTATATACTACTGGTTGCTTATATTGCTTCTGGCCGCGCCAATCTACAGTATTTGTCATTAAAAACCCCTATGGAACTTGCCAGACTGGTATTCCTGCTGGAGAATTATAAACTGGAATTGCTCCAAGAGGATTAGATTGATTATTAGGCCATTTAGGCCCAGGACCAGTTCCCGGTACTATACGAATTGGAATAGCTCCCGCATTTGAAGTTGTAGGTGCTCCAACAAAATTAACTGGCATTGCTCCATTATTTTGCTTGTTTGGCCAAGGAGGACCAGGTAATGGAAATGGCACAATGTATACGGGAATAGCGCCAGCTGGATTATTTCTTGCATTAGGGAACCCCATTAACTTGCTCCCCACATACTTCCAAGACTTTGAGCAATTCCCATATATACACGACCCCAAGGAGTCTTTAAAGTTTGTAAATCTAATAAAGTCAAATTTTGCAAACCTAAAGGTGTCAACAATGCCGCCGATGTATCTTCATCATTCGTAGCGTTAATTAATCCAGGAACGAAATTATTGATCTGCATTTGTTGTCTTAAATCTGTCCAATAAGTATTATCTGGAGATGGTAAATTTCGATTATCTTGCGTTATGTTCACTAAAAAATCTCCACCAAGATTATAAACTGCTTGAGTATAAAGTATTGGACTTGCAATATCTAGCCATAAATGAACAATTTCATGCGACATTTCATAACTAAGTTCAATATATGGACTATTATCAGGCAGCACTATTTCAGGCACATCCATAATAGTATAGATCCATCTACGATACCCTGGTAATGTTGGAGTAGTTTCCGATCTCATCAGAAAATTGGCTTCCTAAGTTTACTACGTGCCAAACCAAAATCCAAAGGTGTTTTCGGTGGTTCTTGTGGTGCCCCTCTTTCTTTTGATCGTGTCACACGAATGCCTTCAGGGGCAAGTTGTGTATCACGATCCTTTACTCTGTATTCCTCTATTGTCATTTCAAAGTTCGTAAGCTTATCTTGAGCATTCTCCTCAATAGTTGCATTCACAGTAACTGCTGCATCTCTGCGCAATCTTTCACCTAATTCCTTGTTGAACAATCTATTTTGAACTATAAGTTCAGCAATTATATTTTCATGAACTGGATTATCGACAGAATAAACATATGGAATAAAAAAGCCTTTGTATGATGATATATCAGAGGCTTTCATTATTCCATATTTCTCGTGGAATTGCACGATGAGTTCAATATTCGCCATCGTTAATTCACCAGAAATTCTAATTTGTCCACCAACTGGTATCGTCTGCTGTCGATACGTTTTGTACTCAGGCAGACGATACTGGAAATCAATATTCTGGTGAGTACCATTTGCAATGAACAGTTTAATGACAACCTCCTATTATTGATACTTCACATTCATAATCGTGATTGCTTCTGGACGAACGCCCCAACCACTCGTGATGCGCCACTCAGATAGAACGTCAATGGCGCCGCCGGCGAGCGGAGTAGGAATTTCTTTCGGTGCTGCCATATCGCAATACATCAACGTGCAAGCGTCGATACCAGGTGCGAGTTTGGCAATTTCGTTGGTATTGATCTTGCTGCCAACCGGCTTCTTGACTTCCGGCATAACAAGCAGAATCACGTCAGTACCGCCAGCGCCTTGTCCGATCAAGGTATCATCATAGACCCATGTAATGTTGTCGTCATTCATTCCGACAACATCTTTGATCACGCCAGCAGTAGTCGTCGAACCAGCACCTTCTCTCTGGAACTGGACAAGTTGGACAATGTTTTGATATTCCATAGCCGCCAGATCTTGCTGTGGCCCAAGAATAGTAAAGCTGCGTCCAATACCGAGTTGATTGCAGCGTGTCTTTAATGCGCTAATTTGCGTAAGAAACCAAACGCCAAGTTCGCCATTGTCGTAGGTAACAATGGTATCATTACCATTGCTATCTGGCGGCAATAGAACACTTGTGGCGCCCTGCGCGTTGATGAGACCTTCGCCAAGTAACGGATTCAATCCGTATAGCAAAGCGTTTCTGGCAAGTTGGAAATGACCTTGTCGCATACCCAAACGTTGGGCTTCAACAATATTGACACCCCAATTCCCCATTGCCGAGGTATCATGATGATCGTATTCCGCGCGCACCCGCATATTATAGCTAGATGTGCTGATCATGGACATTGCCACGCTAACGCTAGGCAGCATGTTGTATGATGCTTGTCCAGCAGCCATGCGCGTGCGAACGTCGAGGCGTTTCATATAGACATAGAGATCACCATCTCCAAGTCTAACAAGAGGATCGCCCTCTGCCAAAGTATCAAAAGCGCCAGAAGCCTGAGCATATGGCAAGATAATGCCAGGCTCAACGAACGACGGATTCACAATTGTGAAAGACGGAGAAATACCAGGCATTTGAGTCTCACCCTATAGCTAGAGGTTTTGTTGGATTAGATCTGAAGAAGAACTGCGTCGCCCTGACGATTCCAGTTTGAATAACCCGTTGCCGGGTCATATACAACTGTCATCGAGTTACCGGCATTGAAGCCGATAAGTTTGGTTGCTACTGGAAGGGCAATTCCGGCGCCACCGGCAGCAGCACTCGTAATCCATTGATTAGTTGCATCCCACAAAAGCGCAGTGGGAGTGATAATAATGCCTGCAAGAGTTGCAATGAGCGCTGGATCAGCAGCCATAGGAATACGCGCAAGGCTCCCAAATCTGTAAAGCATGACGATCATACCTGACAAAGATTGAGGTACTTGACTTTGTGGCGTATTGAGCGCAGCATGATTTTGATTGAACACGCTAATACCAGTCATATTCGCGGCTGTTGTCGCGCGCGTAATGATTGTATTCAATGCTGGGTCTTGTGTGAAAGTTCTAGGCGGAGTTCCAGCGACTACTGGCGCCGGAATACTCTCAGTAATCGGAATACCTCCAAACATAGGAATTACTTCCGATTCAGCAAGCAACCCACCAGTTAGTTGATTCCGCATAGCGGGATCATCCATTGCCATCCCTTGCATATATCCATCAAAGGTGACAGTAAATGTACCCGCAGCATTGGTTGTAAGGATGGGATTCATAGTTAAATTAGCGACCATAGTCAAGTCCTCCTAAGCGCTGAGGCGCCAATTACGAGTTTCTGATACCTGCCAACTTGCGCTTATTGGACGCAAATTGTCCCATCCAAGCAGATGGTCGCCCAACGAATGTAGAGATCTTTCGACCAGTAACATCCTCATTCACGATTTCACGGAGGAAATCTTCAGAAGGTGCGATTGGATGCAATCCAGCTTCTGTCGCATCAGCATAAATCTGTCTTTCAACATTGCTAAATGCGATGTTCTTTTCATCGTCTGCAATGACACTAAGATCAATGTCCTTCCAGGCGCGTGAGTGCTCTTTCAATTGTGTGGCCAATCGCCGACGATAAGCGATCAGCCGCTCCCCATCAAGAGGTCGTGGTGCACGTCCACCGTGCATCATATAGATTTTGTCAGCCGTAACCTGAGCATCTGCCATAGCTGCATAGTCAGCATCGGTCATTTGCTTGGGCAAACGTGCCTCGACATCAGCGATGCGCTTGCGGACTGATTCCTCAGCATCTGCTTTGGCTTTGGCCGCGGCATCATTCTTTTTCTTTTCTTCCTCTTCAGCATCAGCTTTCGCTTTGGCTTCTGCATCGGCTTTGGCCTTTGCATCTGCTTTCTCACGCTCTTTTTCATCCATATCTCGACGAGCGCGTTGAGCATCTTTCTTGGCCTGCTTGTCAGCACGCCGCTTGGCATCGTCTGTGAATGCAGCCATCACTGCATCCATTTTCGCGTTCATAGCATCTGATTTTTTCTTGTCTTCCTCGTCCCAATCGGCCTTAGCTTTTGCCACAGCATCAGCAATAGCTTTGTCTGAATCTGCTTTGGCTTTCTCTGCATCGGCCTTGCGAGCGGCTTCAAGCGCCGCAGCTTTGTCGTCGTCTGCCATAACCAAATCTCCTGCGGTCACTGTTGAAACGCCCGAAGGCGGTTTTCCTTTATCCCAAACACCCACAAAGCAAATTGCTATGTGATCTAGTAACTTTGGCTTTCCTTCTATCAGTAATTTGTTTCCGTCTTTCAAATTTATTTTCTTATCTTCTCCAGTAAGAACTACACATGGAGAAGTAGATAATTGGTTTTCTTCCATCAATTTGGCGGCATGTTCGTCCCATATCTTGACGATTGCCCAAATTTCTTCACCTTTAATATAAGGAATAAATACAGAACCAACATTACGATCCATATACTCTTTAGTATTAAGTGTTGAGCTTCCAGGATGCTCAAATATAACAGGTAAACCATTACAACGTTCAAGAAATTCCTGATTAAGATAAATGGATTTATCGCGCCACACATGCTCCTTTATACCACTTCGATACGATAAACCAGTTCCAGTTATTCTAATATCAAATAAAGCAAGATTAGCATAATATTGTGGTGAGGTTAACTCACCTTCCTGCATTAATTTGGCAATACCTAATTCATCAGAAAAATATTTCTTTAATGTTACGACCAAGCCAGGATGTAATGGTTCTGGTGGATCATCTAGTTTCGCCCACTTAAAAGATAAGTGCTCTTCATCTAATCTAGGAGGTGTAAATTCTTCATCTATTTCTTGAACATATGTGGTATAATCTACAGTTTTAGTTGGATTTTGGTCATCACCTTCTTGGGTATTTATTCTACGAGAGATTTCAAATAATTCTCCAGAAGGGCGGAATCCAACTTCTTCAGCACATTCTCTAATTGCGGCTTCCGGTAATGTTTCTCCATCTTCCCGTTTTCCACCTGGTAGATCGTAAAATCCAGGAAAATTTCCGTATTCGCTACGTTTAAGAAATAATGACCTCTTGTCAGGGGTGATAAATAAGATCCCGGCTGCATGAATTGTCTCCATTACAGCGGATCGCGTTTACTCAAATTTCCAGGATCCATCTGCGTATCGCCTTTTTCTTCAGGCTCCTTTCCTTCTCCAACTGTAAATGTTCCACCAGCATTACGCGGATGGTGCGCCTCCTCGAACGCATCAGATTTACGACGACCAGCTAAAAATGCATCCATCATTGCATCTAGCTTTTTCATCTTCTCAGGATCACATGGCATTGTTGCGCTCCATCAAAACAATCCACTCATCCTAAGCAAATAAACAATGAGAATTATGACAAGTATGGTAACAACGATATTTCCTGGATTTCCAAATCCATAACCGTAAGGAACTTGACGAATGTAAGTTCCTCCTGTATAACCTCCAAGAAGAACTATAACAAGGATGACAACAAGAATTAAGACAAGCGGACTCATGTTTGTGCCTCAATTACATGTTTAGGCTGCAAATGTCTCGCTTTTCTGATTTCAACCTCACTAAGATAATCAACTACAGCCTCATCTAAAGAATCAGATTTAGAAACACTAACCCCAGAACCACCACCCATCATTCCAGCCTTGCCACCAAAACTCTTCTTACCATCACCAGAACCATTAGGCTTTTTAATTCCTAATTTTTCATTTTCCTTTTCTTCTTCTTTTTCTTCTTCAGCATATTTAGCCATTGCTTGAGCATCTATAAGCAATGGATGCGGGAATAGTACCTTCATATCATTCGTATTATCTGCGGCCCATTCAATCAACTTAGTCTTGTTATCTGGGTCACACATCTCTCCAAACATCTGTACCATAGAGATAATGGCTCTAAGTTTTACATTTGCAACCTTGATTTTTTCACTATCTGGCTCTGTCAACAGGCTGGGCCATGTACAAATAAAATGATTTTGCCATTCCGTATATGCTTGATTAAATGTTTTCTTACCATATTCTTCAGGAAAATCATCTTGAACTGTCTTATAAAACTCTGTATTCCAAGCTCTAAATTGAACAACACGATTGAAGAAATTATATAAAGGCTGCATAGATTCACGTAGCTTGTCTATGAAGCGTGCTATAGCTTTCGCATCTTCCTCACCCTCAGCAAAGGCGACCGCCAATGTTTCGCTATTCACCAATTTTGCTGGCATACCTGCTGCTGCTGCTATATTTTCAAGTATGTTTTTTCTTGCTGATCGTGCTGACGTATCTATGTTTTGCAAATTCATGGATTCGATATTTTCGTCTATTCCGATATTCATTACATTCCCAACAACAGCCTCCTTCAAAA